GGATTGCCCAATCTTTTTCATTATTACCATACCCAAGTTCATTACTCTTGGCCACTTATTCCTTTCGGAGATAAGCTTGGTAGAAAAAGCTCTAAGGGGTTTCCCGAACAACAAGATGTGTTGCAACTCCGACGACAACAAGTCGGAATCACTAGCAGTTAGTCAAATCATCAATAAAGATGATGGTGAGGACATAAATGGTTTTCCATAGTAAGAGCTCACTTTACTATGGCATACTGCTTTTCGGCCCTTGTTCACAGCTAATATGATCATCATCATAATTAAGCATGTAGCTTCAAGGCCTCCCATACCAGACATGATACGGAGAACGTTGTAATTGGTGGCATAGACACGAACCTTGGCGGTCTTGGTGCCCTCTACTGTAGCATTGGACAACACGAGCTGAAGGGTAGCATTGTCAATGCGAGAGAAGTTGCAACTGCCACTTGGTTGATGCTCTTCAGGCCTCAACGCGAAGGAATATACGTTGACACCAGTGTCAGGAGTCTTAGTGTGGTGCTGGTAAGGCTGGACAAGGTCGAAGTAAGTGCCTTCACGCTCAGAGAAACGATCCTGGCCGTTAAGCTGGAGCTTAGCTGTGACAACGGGGTTCTGGCCCCAGCAGTGAAGGTCAAGAGAAGTCTCAGAGAGAACGAAAGTACCGGCATCAGAAACACCAGAGTTCTCAAAGGGATTGGGTTGACCATAACCAGGACCAAAGTTCGGCTGAGAGTAGTCATTGCTGCCAGTTGAGTTATTGCCCTGAGTCCACCAATAAACATTGGAAACATCAATGGCACCAGCCTCAGCAAACAGACCAGAAGCGTTGATGAATGAAGTGCTGGTCTCCGCAATAGCCTCGTGTCCACCGAAAGCGTGGATGGCATTGGGAAGAGCATCGACGGCGTCGGTGTAGTTGAAGGGCTGAGCACCAAGGAGCCTGTAAAGAAGCTGACCGCACTCAAGAGAAGAGCAGTAGTCGACGTTCTGATCGGGCTGGACTATCCAGATAAGCTCCTTAACGGGGTGGTTAAAGTTGAGCTTGATCTTGTTGGAAGAAGAGCCAACAGACTCATCGCCGGTGAACTGAAGCTGCTCAATAAGGTACTCGTGGGGGTTCTGAGCCATACGTCTGCGCTCATCGGTATCCAAGAAGACATAGTCGACATAGAGGGAGGCAGCAACAAGAGACTGGTTGTAAGCAGTGTTGACACGGCCACCACGAGCAGAAGAAGATGAAGGGGCGTTCAGGCCACCGCAGCTGAGAGAGCCGACAGCCCACAAGCACTCATCAATGGGGCGGATATCAAGGTTGATCTTGACCTCGTGATACTGAAGAGCGATCAGAGGAAGAGCAAGACCGGGGTTACGGCAGTACCAGAACTGGAAAGGGACGTAGAGGGTGGTCTCAGGGAGGGCATTGCGGGGAGCGCAAACCTGACGAGGGGCGTTAGCCTGGCAAGGACCATCAATGGGGTTAAAAGAGGGATCAGTGATAAAAGTGAGCTCGGTGGTGTTTCCAACCATGGCATAGTAACCCTTCTTCTGGTCAACGGGGAGAGTAAGGTTGTTCCAGATGTGCATCCAGTCACCATACTGGCGGTCAATGCGCTGACCACCGATCTCAACCTCAACCTGGGAAATCAGCTGCTCACCGGGGAAATCAAGCCAACGGGCATAAACACCATCCTGGTTGGTGCCCTTCATGGACTGGTTAACCTCGGGGAGAGTAACCTGAAGGTAAGTGCGGTAAGCCAAATCACCATTACGAGAGATGGTGCAAGTCACACGACGACCGAAATCGGCCTGTCCGTTAAAAGTTTGCTCGATAGACTCCATAGCAAAGTTGGTGTGACGTTTGTAAGACACCTTCCAGAAAGTAATCTGGGGGTTGCCGGTAAGATAGACATCTTGGGCGCCATAAGCGACGAGTTGCATAAGACCTCCTGCCATTTTATGATTATTATAATATTGCTAAAGAAAAAAAAATTATAAAAAAACTTAATTGTTTTTATAAATAGATTATAATTATTAATTTTGACTATTCTACATATTCTGATTATTTCATCAATTTCATCAATTTATGTTTACTTGACTAGGTGTCCACGTGCCCATCTGTAGTAATATTTATTTTTAAAAAATTTATTAGATAGTCGTCTGAATACACTTCATTGCGATTTTTATGTTTTTTCCTAAATACAAAGTTATCATTCTTTTTTCGAATCGTCCAACCATTTTCTAAAGTATTCATTACAAAATGCATGACGTATATTTTATTCTTTATTTCACTATTCATATCTATTTCTTGATTCTCTATCATATGTTTTAATGCCTTAATTCCATCTTCTAAAGGAATGATGTCTTTTTTTGTTTTTTGTGGATTTTGATTTTTATTTATTTCTCTCGTTTCTCTTGTTTCTCTCGTTTCTCTCGTTTTTCCACTATCTAAAGGTTCAGGCTGATGATGGCGAGATGCCGGTCCTAATGCATATAATTTGTCAATGATACGTCGATTTAAATAGTCCTCTGTTATAATTTCTTTGCTAGATGTTTCTAAATTTTTTAAAAAAAATACGTTTCCTCTTTTTTTAATAGCCCAATAATTTTCTAAATACTTCATAATAAAATTCATTTTATAGTATACCTCTCGTTTTACTTGTATATAGTTTAAAATATCCAAGTTTATTGTTGTAACTACATCATATTTAGGTGTAGTAGTGCATTTATTCGCGTTTGTGTTTGTATTTGTGTTTGTGTTTGTATTTGTGTTTAAATTTGATGGTATTATCATACTAACCTTAACCTCCGGTATTATGAATTATTATTATTATTATGAATTATTATTATTATGAATTATTTTTTATTTTGAAAGATAACACATAATAATATTATACACTCTAAAATATTATATTCCAAAATAAAATATTAAAAAAAATATGCATATAACATTATAATAGACTTGTAATATATAGAAATATATATTATATCACTTTCCTATATTCATTTTATTTAACTTTACTTTACTTTACTTGCTTCTCTGTAGTTTTTTATTTCACATAACACTATCATGCCTTCATTCAAACACAAGACAAACAAAAAACTATTTGTTGATAATAAAAAGAGTATGACACTGGATGGTGTTCATCGCGAGTTACAAGTGGAATTCAATATGATTGAAACCGAAAAACTGCCCGCGCTTTATAAGGAAAAAAATGATATATTAGTCAAGCTAAAAAATAACAAAAATACAGGTGTTCTTAATATTACCAAGCAAATTGAATTAAATGATCGCTTATATGATATAAAAAAAGAAATATCAGATAATAAACGTAAAATAAGAGACTACTACCTAAATAATAGTAGTTATATTTTTGACTATTTTGAGAATAAGAAGGAAATAACAAATGGCACAAATAAAACCAAAAAACTGAATTCTTTTTTCAAACTTGATAAATCCGTTAACGAGAACGAGCTAAATCGCGTGAATGAAAACAATGTGCAAAAATTTTTTACAAATTTAGACCAACGATTTTTCAATGTGAATGACTATGTTATTGCGACGGATATATGCGTATCGTGCAATCGTGGTGAAATGATTCCGGTTGAACATGAGGGAATTATGGTTTGCAATGTATGTGCGAAACAAGTGACGTATTTGATTGAAAATGAAAAGCCGTCGTATAAGGAGCCGCCGAAAGAGGCGTGTTTTTACGCGTATAAACGCATCAATCATTTTAAGGAAATCCTTGCACAATTTCAGGCAAAAGAAACGACGCAAATTCCGGAAGAAGTATTGGAGAATATTAAACTACAGCTTAAGAAGGAGAGAATCCCGCTTTCGAAATTTACAAACGTCAAAGCGAAAGAGGTGCTTAAAAAACTGGATTATAATAAATACTATGAGCATATTCCGTTTATTAAAGATAAACTTGGTATTAAGCCGCCGACTATGACACCGGAATTAGAAGAAACATTGTGCAATCTTTTTATGGAGATTCAAGGGCCTTATGCGAAATGTTGCCCGCATGATAGGGTGAACTTTTTGAATTATTACTATACAGTATACAAACTATGCGAGCTGCTGGAAAAGAATGAATTTTTATCCTATTTTCCTATGTTGAAAGATAAAGAAAAGAGGATAGAACAAGACTATATTTGGAAGAAAATATGCGAGGAATTGAATTGGGTGTTTATTCCGACGCAGTGATTTCTTGATCTTCAGGAGCAGGAGCAGGAGCAACAGGAGCAGGAGCAACAGGAGCAGCAGAACTAAGAAGATCATCATCATTTTGTCTTGATATTTGCTCTGGTTCTTGTTCTAATTCTTGTTCTAATTTTCGTTTTTGTTCTGTATCTAGATAATCATCATATAAAAGATTGTCTGAAAAAGTATTCAGTTTATCTTTATCTTTAAAATAATTTTCACGA